TGGAGTTTGATGTTTGCTGGAAAGAAGCTTGTGAAGAAAAGAAGATATGGATGTCCTTTGGGGGTTTTGCATTTAATCCATTTTATGCTAAAACTTTTAATTGTGCCATGGGAAATACCCAACTCTTGATGAGAGGTGCTAAGATGTTGGGAAATCTTAGTACTCTTAGTGATATAAGGAATGATTATTTTATTCCTAAGGTTCATATGAAATTGCCAGAAAGTGAATTGTACTTGGAGTTTTTTTCCTTTAGCTTATAATGCAGATATTAAGTGTAGTAAAGGAGGATTGATGTTCATTGATAATGAAGGAGATGTACCAATTTTTGAATTCCCTTATTTGTTGAGAGACAATAAGTGTATGATTTGTGATTTAACTGTTGAGAATTGTTCTTGTGTTTGGGATAATGTTAGAGTTGCTGTGATGAAGGATATTAAGATTCCATCAAAAGCTCCAAATGATTACATTATGCATGTTTTTAGAGTTACAACAGGATTGCAATTGAGTGTTGCAAAAACTATTGATGAGCTAACTGTTCCAAACTTTGTATTTCATTCTCTTGCTGATCGTTCCAAGTTCATTAAAGTGGGAAATTTGGATTTCTATTTACATGAAGACGCTAAGACTTTGGGCTGTCAAAAGTTGTCTAAGTATGATGAGTTACCACCTTTTGCAACTAGACATATAAAAAGCTTAAAAAGAGGTCGCAAGATGTTGAAGAAGTCAATTAGATCTGTTAAAACAGGGCAAATACTCTTTGAGGATAAAATAGCAGAGTATGTTAAGGAATTTACTTACTCTCAAAAGGGGAGGCCTAGTGAAATGTTATCTAATCAACCTAGCAGTTCAATTGGCACCACAGGAACTAACCAATTGGATGTTAGCAACACAAACCCAGTGGTTAACAATACAATTCAAAAGTCTTCAGGAGATGGAGAGAATAGTCAAGTTCATGCCAATAAGATTGAGGATAAATCAGAGAAAAGTACCTGGAAATTTACTTTTGGTGATGGTGGCTATAATGAGGACGGTGGATCGTTCATTACGAAATTATCTGCTAGGGTACAACTTAAGCTCGAAGGACTTAAACTCTTACATAGCAAAACAATGGGTAATGATGAGGCAAACAAACAAGAACCAAGTGTACTCAAGGGTTTGCAAATATCTCTACAATCTAAGGCTACAAATTTTGCTAAAAAAATGAAGAAAGATGTTGGAAATGGTATTAGAGACTTAGAACTTGGAAAAAAATGGAATACATTTGCTAGGGATTATAACCAAAAATGTACTGATTTTAATAATTGGTGTAAGGAGAAGTTAGGATGCACTGAGCCAATTATAGAGAAAGATCAGATGATTATAATTGACCACAACGAGCCTATGAAAAGACCACTCACTGAGGAAGAAGAAGCTATTCAATTGTTTTATCAAACTGACACAATTACTGGATTAATTTGTAGAAAATTAGCTGAATTACTTGTAGGTGCGGAATCTCTTTTTGAATTAATACCAAAAGAGGGAATGGCTGAATA